CAAGCGGAGCAGAAACAATGAAAATCCTTGTAGGTGCTCCCGTGAAACAAGATGAGGAAACTTTCAAGTACTACCTTGAATCGTTATCGAATCAACAGCATGATTATGAGGTTGATTATTTTTTTATCCTGCATAACTCACCACAATTGAAACAGTATCTTCATCCGCATCAGTATGAAGAGTATTCAAATGATACAACATATCAAAAAACGGATACGCATGTATGGAAGAATAATAACCTCAAAGACGTTGCAACAATGAAGAATTATTTGTTACAAAAGACACTGGATGAAAGATACGATTATTTTTTTCTCGTCGACTCGGACATCATGTTGCATCCAAAAACATTAGCACATCTAGTGGCGCAGGATAAGCCGATTGTATCAGAAGTTTTTTGGACACGATGGCGACCGAATGAAGAGGAAATGCCGAACGCATGGGATCACGATTATTACAGCTTCACACGTTTAGGCGACTGGAACGCTTGGCGCAGGAAAGGTCTTTACCAAGTCGGTTACAGTGGAGCGTGCGTCCTGATCCATCGTGATGTCGTTGCATCGGGTGTAAACTACTCTTCGATACACAACGTTTCGTTTTCAAACTGGGAAGATAGAGCTTTCTGTATCCGTGCAGCGGTGAATGGATATAAAATCTTCATGGACACACACTATCCTGCCACTCATTTATACAGAGAGGAGGATGTGAAACGCTATGGGATACATCGTAAAACATAAATTTTATTGCAACGAAGCAGAAAAAGCATACGACATCGGCGACGGCTATATCACCGTTGACCGTGAAAAAGCGAAAAGGTTAAGCAACCTCGGTTTGATTGAACACAGCGATGTCGACAGTTACGAGGTAAAGGTGATAAAGACGAGGGGGAGAACAAATGCTAGACAACGCCCCGATACCACAGTTGATAACAGTAACTGAAACAGAGCCCGTGTGGCATCCTGTTACGGATGTGGAGTTTAAGCGTTATGCGAGAATCGACGATGCGGTTGATGAAAATCCATCGTTGATAAACGAGATTATTCACGCAGCAACGCAAATAATTGAGTCATATATGGGTACCGTGTTCCACCGTAGAACATTCGTGCAACGCCAAACAGGCGGAGTCGAATACATCCCTGCTATGAGAACGCCCGTCACGACTGTTTCGTCCATCACGTACGCGGAACATTTTGGATCCGCATATGTCACCGTTTCCACGACTTCATACCGTGTTGGTGGCAACGACTTTTACCACAAAGACGGATACTTCACCGCAGGCAGAGAAGCGAACGGCTACGTTATCACGTATACGGCTGGTATGGTTGCAGATACAACACCATCCACACTATCAACTGATCTCAAAACAGCAGTGTTACGTGTAGCGGCGTTTCTTTATGAGAATCGGCAGGAGTATGCAACGACTTGGAGTGAACAAGGGTTTAGCATAAGCTACGATGTTTTGAAAGGCGTCATCGGCAGAATCGTGAATCATTCAGCGTCTGCACGAGGGGTGTTTTAATGCTTACGTGCCTACGCAATACTATCACCATTCAATCACTCACTGTTACTCCAAGTGGTGGTGGGACGTTTACAGAAGCGTGGATGACTACATCAACCGCATGGGCACGCGTTCAAGGCGTAGCGGTAGAGGAGACACGGTTCGACAAAATACAGCAAGTCGAGCAGTATACCATACGCATGAGGAAACAACCACTCAGCAACACGCAACGCATCGTGTATCTTGGAAAAGTGCTAGACATTGAGTCCGTGTTGGATGAGTCGCAGTTGTCGAGGATGATGACGGTAAAAGCTAGGTGCGAGATATGATTAAATTTAGTGTTACGAATTTTAGGGCATTGCGTGACGAGATGAAACGGCTCAACAAGCAAATTGAAGATGATGTCAACGAAACCATTCACACGATGGCGAGAGTCGAAATTGAAACAGTTGCAAAACGAAATGTTCCAGTTGACTCGGGGAGACTACGTGCAAGCATCATCACCGTAACGAAGGGGACGACTACGTTTAACTACACTGACCGTGAAGGCGGAAGCTACGATGGACGGTTACGCACGGTTCAAGCGAGAAAAGGTGAAGTCATCGTTGGAACAAATGTTGAATACGCAGAGAAGATCCACGAAGGCGGTGGCGGTGGTCCGAATTCAGGACGCAGTAGCGGTGGACAGAAAAAGCCTAAGGGATACGGCAGGCACTTTCTGAAAAAAGCGTATGACAGAGCTGTGCCACGTATCATCATTGCAGTCAAGCGCATAAGGGGGATACAGTGAATGAGTGCTATGTGGAGCGTACAAAAATCATTGTTCACTGCCCTCAGCGCAAACGCCACGTTGATGACGAAGATCGGCAGTGCATTGTATGACGAGCCTCCCACAAATTCAGCGTATCCATATATCACCATCGGCACGATGACGGAAACGAACAATAATCGCTTAAGCAAAGACGGTTTCTATGTCACGCTGGAAATGCGCATCTTTACTAAAAACGGCAGAGGCGGTTTCAAGCTAGCAAAAGAAATTTTGGAGCTTACGAATCAAACTATAAATCTAAAAAAATTCAACATGGACACTTACACTATGGTGCAATGTTTCTACCGTTACAGCTCCACGGAGCGTGACGAGGACAAGAACATCATCAACGCAAATTATGATGTCATTTGTCATTAAAATTTAAGGAGTGATTGAGTCATGGCAGGAACTTTTGCATTTGGAGCCATATTCAAAATCGGATCTACGACTATTTCAGAAATCACAAGCATTTCCGCTCCAAACTTGTCAGCAGAGACAATTGATGTCACGACTCATTCCAGCGCGGACCGTTACCGTGAGTTTATCAAGGGTTTGCGTGACGGTGGGGAAATTTCCATCGAAGGTAACTACACAACCGCATCTGCATCTGCTACAATTGTTTCATTAGAGACAAACACGTTACAAACTGTTACAATCGATTATCCAACGTCTCCATCGGTTACACGGTTCACAGCATCGGTACTCACGACAGGTTTTAGCATGGAAGCACCAGTCGATGGCACAGTTCCGTTCACAGCCACTTTCAAAGTATCTGGTCGCCCAACGCTTGGGCAAATCTAAAACATTTTATTTTAAAGGGAGCGGGATATCATGGGGGATATCATTATAAATTTAGACAAACCACGGAAACTTGTTTTTGACTTGAATGCAATGGCGTCGTATGAAGAAGTTACAGGAAAAAGTGCAACTAAGCTTGGCGAAAACGCCGGAGCCATTGGTTTAAGGGCGTTGCTGTGGTCGTGTTTTATTCACGAAGATGAGACGCTTACATTAAAAGACGTGGGTAAAATGATAAACGCAGAAAACATGAATAGCATTGCAGAAAAGTTAAATGCTGTTATTAAAAACTCGTCACATGTTGAAGATGAACAAAAGGTTGATTCTCAAAAAAACTAACACCGCCACGAATCATTGAGATATGGGCACATGCCGTTACAAGTTTCGGCTTGACTCCTCGTGATGCGTGGCGTCTTACGTTAAGAGAGTACTACTACTTAAACAAGTCGTACGAAGCAGGGGCAAAGCGGGAGCACCAGCGTTTTGCCCTTGTGTGTAGTGTTATTGCAAATGCAAATCGCTCAAAAGGGCCGCCGTTTAAGGTGAGCGACTTTATGCCACAAGAAAAGAAAAAGAAACAATCTTGGCAGGAGCAGCTACAAGTTTTGCAACAGTTCGTGGCATCGTACGGGGAAGAAAAGAGGGACGGTGAGCAATAGTGCTAGAAGAATTATTTGTGAAGATATCAGCGGATTTCAAAGAATTAAACAAAGGTTTTGAAGAGACGCAAAAAGGTTTGACTTCTTTGGGTACGAATTTAATGAATATTGGAGCTACTCTTTCGAAGACGTTTTCACTTTCTATTGCAGCGGCCGGAGTGGCGTCGATAAAGCTAGCCAGTGACATGGAAGAAACGAAGAATAAAATTAATGTAGCATTCAAGGAATCCGCCTCTGATGTGATGGAATGGTCAAAAACGTCAATTTCTTCCATGGGATTAGCGCAGCAGTCCGCTTTGGATGCAGCGTCTTTATTTGGTGACATGGGTACATCGATGGGAATAGGCACAAAAGACGCATCTACAATGTCTATGTCGCTAACACAACTGGGGGGCGATCTAGCAAGTTTCAAAAACATTGACGCAAAACAAGCGATTGGAGCATTATCAGGGATTTTTACAGGTGAAACGGAATCGTTAAAAATGTTAGGCGTCGTTATGACGGAAACGAATTTGGAATCATTTGCACTCAGTCAAGGTATAAATAAAAATGTTCAAGACATGACTGAAGCCGAAAAGATAAATTTAAGATATGCATATGTCATGAATGCGACAAAAAATGCGCAAGGTGATTTTCAAAGAACTTCGGACGGCGCCGCCAATCAAATGAGAATTTTTGGAGAAACAATGAAAGAAATCGGCGTGCAAATTGGAACAATTTTGTTGCCTGTTTTTACAAAGGCAGTTACATTTGTCAACGATCTGTTGACTTCGTTTTCAAATTTATCCGACTCAACGAAAGAAAAGATAATTATCTTTGCGGGATTGGCTGCCTCACTCGGTCCCGTTCTCTTGGCGTTTGGCGCAGTTTTAGCTGTTTTGCCGTCTATATCAGCAGGTTTTATGACGATGGTTTCCGGCGTAAAAGCGATCGGCTCTGCAATGAGTTTTTTGGCGGCGAATCCAGTTGTTTTAATATTGGCAGCAATCGCAGGACTAGTCGCGGCGTTTGTATATTTTTATAATACAAACGAATCTTTCAGGGGAGTTGTCGATTCCGTTTTATCTCAAATAGCAACAGTGGCTAAAAACTTGTGGAACAATGTTTTAGTTCCACTAGGCGAATACTTAAAGGTTTTATGGAACGACATTTTTGTTCCATTTGGAAAATCGCTTTCGGAAACATTTTCTCCAACAA